CACCTATGGTGTAATCAAAGTACCACTGCCCATCAACATACCAACCCCACTGTCCGTTGAACTGATTGTTATCATTCATGTATAAACTCTTCTTTGTATTATGAAGTCTGTCATAATCTATTGTAGAGTTCTGTGGCTCTAATATGTTTCCGTTTTGATCGAATAGAATATTACAGTTTTGATCCTGTAAGTAGGCCTTAGACGATAGAGTCTGTATATTCTCACTCAATGGTCTTAACCATCCGTCCTTATAAAGAGATATCCTAACCCAATTAACGTAATCAGATGGTAAAATAAATCTTAATGAATCGCATACACTTAATTCTAAAACTTTAATTTCTTTAAACGCATCGTAGTTTAATTCCTGAATAGCACGCTTGGCGTGAAATAATATTCTATACCTCTCTTCGTTATTAACCAATGAATGGTTCCCTGAATACATCAAAAGAAAGTTTGTAACTATATCCTTTAAGCTAACATATTGGTACGATCCCCAATTGGCATCCTGAGGAGAGTTACCATTGTTATCGTAGTATTCATATTGTGATATATATGGCATAGTATACTTTTATATTTGTTGACTGAATGATGGTTGTTCGTGAGTCTCCTGAGCCTGACCAAACTGAGTAACCTGTATCTCCCTTATAGACATACCACAGTACTGTAATATCTTCATCACTAATTTAAACTCATCCTCCAATGGCATCTCGAAATCCTGATAGTCAGGCTGAGATTGATCGAATGAAGGATCTCCATTTAATAAAGTAACATACGTCCACTTTGGTGGCTTTGGATATCTAAAGTATGTAGCCTTAACTACACCATATCCCTTTATGCTAGTTGGATGGAATATAAGATTGTTGCCAACCAATTCATAAGCAGGAAAGTTTAGACTAGGAGAAGTGAGTAATGAGTGATTTAATAAGCTAATCTTAGATGGCGATGTCTTCTCAGCCTCAGCATAAACTGAAGCAGAATATATCCTGTAGTCCTCACCCGGCACTGTAAATATATCATTATTCAAAGCTATGGTTGTAGCCGTCTGAACAGCCTCAACTGTAGTGCTTTGATATGTTTGAATGTTAACTACTATATCGCCGGGCTTTATAACTGTTGAACTGAAACTAGCTGTAAGATCAATTAATTGAAATGCCGCAGCACCCGTTGTTGATCCCAATGCTATATTGTTTGTGTAACAATTTATACTTTCTATCATGTATGATTCGTTACCCGTTGTAACAGAAGAAGGAGTAAAATATTTATTTATTATATTACCCGATGGAGATATCGCAGGAATTAAAAAATCAGAAACTAAAAAACTTTCTATAACCTCTCTTAATGTCTTTGAGATGTCTGCGTAGTCAGACCCTGACATACGGCTGTTCTCCATATTGATATCCTTGTTGTAGTTACTGAAGTATTCCTCGTACAATTCCATCTGAGCCTGCTGTGCATACAGGTTAAAGTCTGATGGTGATATATACCCGTAGTTATTCTTATTAAGAACAGACAGTACGGTGTTCCTTACTGAGTTTATCATTGCACAAATATAATAAAAAAAAGAGGGCGATTAAGCCCCCTTCTTTCAAACAACAGACAACACACACACTATTGTAAATTAGACTCTAACATTTTTAAAGAATCTAAACCTTCGTCACTCTTTAGGTAATGCTCTGCTACCAAGTAGTAGTCTTCACCGAATGGAACAGAACACATCTTCTTCTTATTGGATGAGGTATTAAACCAAATCTCTTTATCTCCGTTACGCAAAACTAATAATTTTTTCTCAAAGAACAAACGAATCTTTGATTGGAACATAAGCTCCGGATCGTTAAGTGCATCCAAGAAGTCTCTAGGATACTGCTTTGCGTATATTAATAGATCTCTTTTTAATTCAGCAGTAGTAATCATTGTAGGATCCTTACCGAATAATACCCTAGTTAGTATCTCTATCTGATCTACCTTTAACTGCCTAGCCTCAACTAAAGCATCAACCTCTAGGTTAAGCTCATTAACCTCATCAGACGCTTCTCTTTCCTTATCGACCTCAACGAAAATTATACCGTTGAATGGATGATAATGTAGGAACTCCTGAAGTACAGGATTATTTTTTGGAACCCTTAGGAACCCATCCTCAAACACGATAGGTTCAAGAATAGCATTACCATCCTGCTCATCCTCAAATGGAGACTTCTGATTAACCGAATATCTAAGCGCACGGTTTACATTATTTTTTTCATCATACCACATTAACGGAAATCTAGGATGGTTCCTAGATGCTAATGTATAAGACAGTGGAGTACCCGATTTTAATTTGTAGACTTTATCTACGGGAATTAATTTTGACATTTTATTTGATTTTATTTGATTTATAAATAAGGGAGATACCAACTAAGGTACCTCCCAATTATTAGTTTATTATCCTAATCTGAATAACACGAAGTTGTTAGCACCTAAGGTACAAACACAACGCTCAGATAAGAAGTTAACTTCCATTGCATCAAGGTCGCTTGTAGCTGCACCACCTGCAGAACCTGTGATCCAAGTCTTGTATCTTCTATCTTCAGCTTCAGAAGCTCTGTAACGAACGTGAAGGAATGGACGCTTAGCGTTCTTACCCATGATCTGATCGTATACAGAAGTAGAACCTGCAGGAACAAGAAGACCTGTAACAGTACCCGCAGCAGTAGCAACAGCAGTACTAAGTCCACCTCTCATTGTAGGATCGTTCAAGTATTTCCAATCAGACTTATAGAAGTCGTAACCTCTACGGAATCCACTGAATCCTAAGTTCAATGCCATGTTAACATCATTATCGAATAGACCGTAAGATGCACCATTAGCTGCAGTACCACCATTGTAACCGTTAAGAGTAGCAAGCATATTGTCGATGTCGAAAGACAATCCACGGTTTACGAATACTACGTTCTCTTCGATAGCACCCTGCTTATCAAGACGAGCTACGATTGTATCCCAATCAGCAAGTGTAGTTGGAGTACCACCACCCCATACGTTACCTCTTTGATTAACAACGTAGAAGATACCTTCTGAACCTTTGTAACTTTGAGCTAATGCACCTGAACCCGCAGCAGCAGGAACGGCTTCGATCATAGCGGTCTCTAAATAATCTTCAAAACGAAGACGAGTCTCGTGCTCACTCTTCAAATACCAAAGGTATCCTGTAGCACCGTTCTCAGTAGTTACTTCAACCCATCCAATCTGAGCCATATCAGAACCATTAACAGCATACTTATCTTTTAAGATAATTGGACTGTTAGAATAGATATCATCTTCAGATTCTAATGAACCTGCCATACCGAAAGATCCTTTTCTAAATTCAGAACCATAGATAAAGATAGTACATACGTTGGTGTTAGCAATGTTTACAACAGCTTCGTAGAAAGCTACCACAACAACAAGACCTGTAACAGAAGTTACAATAGCTTTGTTAGATACACCATCAGAGTTACGCTGAATGAAAAGAGTTTGACCAACACGAATAGCGGCAGTTGCAGCTCCCGGATCGGAAATAGTAAATGTTCCAACACCACCTGCAACTAATGAAGCAGTACAAGTAGTATACTTAATGTGAAGACGTCCTTGCTCAGCCCATTTAATTTGGTCAGAGTTTGAAGGCATCTCAGCTCCTACCAAACGAAGGAAAGAAGCAATTGTACGATTTCCATAACGCTCAAATTCTTTCTCATAAGTATCAGGAAGATACTGATTCAAGAAGTTGAAGTTAGTAATGTAGTTGGTTTGTAACGCAACTTGTTCAGCCGCAGGTTGTAACGCAAACGTGGGCGTGTTTAATAAAGCACTTGGCATAATTTTTTGTTTTTAATGTTTATATTTTTTTTGCACTACGGATCTTTAGATTCCTACCGGAATCAGGGTTGACCGCTCTCACCTGTAAACCATCCTGACTCTTAGTGAACTCAGGTGCCTTGCGCTCAGACATATTAATATTTTTCGTCTTACGCATTACATTCTCAGTTGCATCTGCTAGTCCTTGTTCATAAAAGAACCTAGCAAACTTGTCAGGATTCATCGCCATCGCTAATGACTTATGATAACCCGCAGCGTCCTTAATTAATCCATTCTCATCCAAGAACTTATTTATAAAGTTCGCAGGTGTAGACTGAATCTTCTTTAACTCTGCAGAGTCTCCGGGAGCAAACATAATTTTTTTATCGTTAACATTGAACTCAAAACCTTTGAACTCTCCGCTAAAGACCTCGTCAGTTTTCTTATCGAACCACTGACGCTTACGGTTACTTTCCTCTTCAACAGTTTTAGCTTTAGCTATATATTGCCTGTACTCTTCAAACTCTTTTCTTTCACTTTCAGAAGCGGCTACCGAACTTGACTCAAGGGGCAGCTTGTATTTTTCCTTCTGTGAATTAAAGAATTTTTTAGCTTCAGCAACAGCTTTCTTTTTAGCTATCTTAACTCTCTTTACTTTTGAATCATCGTCTAGGTCCTCATCGTACCTATAGTCATCCATAAGAGATTCTATATCCTCTTGGTCTAACCCATCTTGGGTAGACGCTAGATATTCTTTAAGTAATTGGTCAGAGTCCATCGAGTCGTAATCCTTCTTTAATTTAAGAAAGTCCTCGAATCCTCTTCCCGTATCCTTTTTATATTTCAAAAATGCAGCAACGTCCTCAGGCAATTCCTCTGACTGACTACGCTCTGTCATCAACTCATCAAATGAGTTAATCTGTTTGTTGTATCTTTTACCAATATATGAAAGAACGTCCTCTTCTTTTAAATCAGGTGTTGCATTATCTACAACAACCTCTGTATTAGTTTCAGTTGCCGGAGCTTCATTCACTCCATTGACTTCCTGCTCATGCTTTTCTAAAAGTTCTTTTTCAACTTCCTGAACACTCTTTGGTTCAATATTGTCCAAAGCTCTTACTTTAATTTCCATTTGATTTAATTTTAATTGATTACAAAGTTACTAATTATTTTCAAATAATTATCTAGGAGAAAACTCAGCTAGGTCGAAACCATCTAAACTGTCCTCGTTAGATTCAAAATCTTGAGGAGGCAGATTGTTTTTTCTTTGATCTATTAACTTAGATTGTTGGGTATTCTGAATGCTTATTCTTTTAGCCTTAGCGTCCTCTCTCTCCTTCTCCCTCTTAGATAGTTCAGACCCTTCAATACCCCTCAACTTAATACTATAATTAAATTCTTCAGCCATTAATTGAGATTTGTATTGAGCCTCTTTCTCCATCTTCTGAATTTCAAAAGCTATCTCAGCTTGCTTAATCTGCATCTTAGCCCTAGCCTCAGCCTCTATCTTTTGCATAGCTGTCTGAGCTGCCAACTGTTGAGCCTGCATCTGTTGCTGAGCAACCATTGCCTGCTGCTGCATAGCCATCTTCTCTTCTCTATCCTGCTTCTTAACCCTCTTCAATTTTAATAATTGATTAGCCAACTTAAGGTTCTTCATCTCACGAATATCGATAGCGTCCTCCAAATTAATATCGCCCTTAGATAGAGCCATCTGTATGTTAGCTTCAAGCTGCGCTCTCTGTTCTTCGTCAGGAGCAACCTCGATAAATATTCCAAAATCATAAATATAAAGATCCTTAATTTCGTTAAGGATTGAAACATTGTACTTACCAATCTTATTAGCAAAGTCATCCTTGAAGTCAGCGTATTCTAATATATCAGATACCCTATACGTTAATGCCTCTGCTAATGTTCTGTACATAAATAAACTACTTTCAAGTATGTGCCTTGTTGCAGTATTAGAATTTAATGCTGCCAACTTCTGAATACCAACCAAGGCGTTAGGATCAGGGGTTGAACCATCCCTAGCCTCATTAAGACCTGTCACAGCCCTAATCATATCTAAGTAATGATTGTAGTTTGCTATCAACATCTGAGTCTTTGACGCACCTGAGTTAGATGTAAGCTGAGTAATAGGAACCCTAGCATTATTAAACTCACCGTCCTGAGTGTAGCTTCTTCCGATAACACTACCCGTTTGGAAGTATAAACGTAATGCGTCCTCAGGGTTATAAGCTGCACCTGTTCCTAGGTCAACCTCATTCAAACCATCTGCATCAATGAATACGCCATCCGGTACTACCCTAGCAATAACCTGCTGTAGCTTTAAGTGTGTTATTTGAATAAGGTCAGCGAATGGTATCACCCTTCTAACCAAAGACTCGATAACGCCCTTATACATTCTTGGGGCACAGGCAACGTAGTTTGGTATTGCGTGCTGAGATGAAGACTTAGGTCTAACCATATTCTCAGCAAGCTCCCACTTAATCAACATATTTGTTCCCATCACCATGATACCTTCGTACCATACGTCAATGGTTTTCTCAATCTTCTCAAACTTTCCCTCCTCCATCATCTCAGCAGGAGGATTAAATGTATCATCCTTCTCTATAACCCTAGTTGCATTACCCTCTAGTATCTTCTTTTTATAAACGACCTTCTTAGTTGTCTTATAATTAAAGTACATAAGAGTACAGGTATCCCTAAAGAAAACTGTATTATCATAAAATCTAGCTACGTTATAATAATCATACCACCCTTGAC